TCTCCTCCAGTGTTGTTAGATTGTTTGTTTAGCGATTCTAAACGTTGCTTAATTAAATTTAAATCCATAATGATAACTATTTTTGTTTATAACTTTTTATTTATGTGGTGAATATACGAAATGGGAACTGGTACTCCTAACTATACTTCAAGAATTTTATGAATCTTCGTCTTTAATTGCTTCAATTCATCTCTTTGTGTAAGTAAAACTGTATTTCTATAATGCTGCCAATCAATTGGAAATTTAGTATCAACTACTCCTCCATTTAATTTTTTAATTAATTCATTAAGGGCATTTATAGTATACAATGTGTTAGATTCTTTTTTTCTATGTACCAGAATCGTATTTTGTGGTAGACTATCTAGATTTGCCTGGTCAATATTATATGTGCAAACATACTCATCATTGCTTTTAATATGCAAGACAAATATCTTATTATACATTATATCATACTTAGAAGTAAGACCCTCAATTAACGAATCTAATTCGTCTAATGTGGTAAATGTGCAAAATAATTTATTATTCAAATCTTTTATGTTTAGTGTAGAGAATTCGTTAAAATCATCTACAGTATACATATTAACGGGTTTATCTAAAATCGTAGTTGCTTCCATAACTTTCTTTTATTTGTAATTTATATTTTTTTATTATTTGTTTAATTTCATCAATCAAATCTTCTTCCCCTTCATCAAAATCAAACAAAAACGAATCATAAGTATATAAGACTAGCTCAGTTTTCCGGTTTCTTAATGATTTAAATATATCCCACAATATACGAACATTCATTGCGGTCTCCAAGTTTTGAAGAACATAATTCAATAATTTTTGAGGTTTCATGTCGTTTAAAGCGTCTTTTTTATACACATGCTTTGAAACAGGACACTCTATCCAGCCTTTTTCATTAAATTTCAACCACAAATCATCTACATATATTTGTACTCTTTGAAAAAATTCCAGATCTTTAAACTGTTCAAATACTCCTCCGTATAGTTGTTTAAATGTTAACTCTTTAGATTTGTGGTAATCCACTCCATACATCTTCGCAAAGGCTTTGTGAATATCTTCATCACCAAAATCATAGCCAACCAACAACCCAAGAAGAGTAGGATGATAAGCACCAATATCCAACTCAATAAACTTATCGTTACGTGGAATGAAACTCTTCCTACATCCATTATCTTTGTTAAGTGCTGCGTAATTAACTCCATTGAATTTATTTGAGGGTCTAGTTGTTAGTGTTTTAAAGTTGTACTGCGTGTATACGTATTCGTTACGCTCATCATAAAAGTGCGATTTGAATTCGTCTCTATTAATTCGTATACCACTTCGCTCCATGGCGTTGAAAACCACTGTGGCTTTTGTATTGTAAAACTCGTTGATTGGCTCATTTATTTTATCTTTTAAATCGTTAAATATATTTTCACAATATTCATAATGTTTAACAATTGGTATTATTCTATTTATATCCTCCTTATTGGGATATTTACTATAAAAATAATTATGTGTTTTAGTTGGTTCTGGTATATACGTAGGCGTTGTTAATGTGATGTCAAAAAGCTTTTGTAATATTAAATAATGTAAAAAACTCTTCTTATCACGTACATACACCTTGTCTAATGTGTTTAACACGCATTTTATAGCGTCTATACCAACATTTAACGTTTCGCTATGGTCGTTTGTCAATATAAACCCTTTTGCGGCATTTAACGGACGAACATAAACAGCACAAATACCACTTTTTGTAGGATGCTCTAAATTATTATATGGAATTATTTCAACAAAGGCTTCTTCCCTAACATAATTCTTAAATAACTCTAACTGCTTATCATCTTCAACTAACCAAAACATAACTCTTATTTTGATTCAATATACGATGAATTTATCTACAATCCAAGTTTAATCATAAATTTGTTCTAAAACAATATTATTACCTTTATTATGAGATCTACCAGTCATAGGAGTTCCATCTGCCATTATGTGATATTCTCCAATATATGCTGTTCCATCAGGGAGGACAAGTCCATCTCCATTAGACATTAATACTTCATTAATACCCTCAACATAAAATTCTAAATAATTACTATTTAAAAATTCATCAAACCCTTTTAAACCTTTTCTTTCTTCTATTAATCTTATTTGACCAGAGTTAGCATTTGTTATTTCTAATTCGGGTTGTGAAGTGATTCCTTTTAAAGTCCATTGAATTTTAAATATTTTATATATTACCCATACTATTTCAGGATCATTTGTACGCATTTTATCATATGTCTTTTTATTTAATTCTAAATAAGAAGGTTCATTTATTTTACATGCAAAGTATCTAGTAAACACACCAAGTTCATATTCTTCTTCTGTAGGAGTTGGATAATATTGTTGTGGGGTATATCTTACTGATGCAATGTCTGTTTCTGTAATAAAATTATATGTTGTTATCATATCTAAATTTTGCATTTGGCCTGGAACTACTTCACTATCCCAGGTGTCAACATATTGTTGAAATTCTTCATTAGTTGACTCTGCCTGCCAAATATTATCAGTAGCAATTTGAATAACTTCTAATTCTATTTGGGGTTTTTCATTGGGGTTTTTACCTGTAAAAGTTGTACCATTATACATGGTCCAATAGTGACCTATATAAGGTACTTTTGTTTCTTTATTTTGATATTCGTTTCCACGAGTATATAAATTAGTTTTTATTCTATTCTTAGGTATATACATTATTTGCCTTTATAAGGATTAGGTAAAAGATTTTGAGCAGCAGCTAGATTTTGTACATTAGTATCAAAAGTTCCAGGTAATTCTGACCATTGTGGAGAAGGATTGTTAAAATTTTCAGCTCCTCCTTGATTCACGATTTGCAATTCAAATGAACCTGCACTATATAATTTGTCTAATATTTTATTCATTGCTTGAGTAGATTGTGCTTTTGAAGGTTCAAGATAAAATTGACCTGTTCCTTTTTGTCTACCTCTTTGATTATTTTGCGTATTAAATTTAAGACCTGGGGCTATACAACCATGTAACCATTTTGGTGCTTTAGGAGCCATATGAATTAATACAGCTCCTCTAGTATACCCATTACCATATAATTTATTAAATGCATATCCTCCTCCATTATTACCTACTAACCAAAAACATCTACCATGTTTGCCACTAACATGAGATTTTACTTTATAAGTATCAGTTGGAATACAACTAACATTATTTTGATTACCCAACCATGGTAATTCTGATGTAGCAAGAGAAAATAATATAGTTTGTTCATCTTCAGCAAAAATATCCATTATCCCCAAGGTTTGTTCACCATCATCCATTATTCTAGTTACTCTCATTCTTAATAATTCTGGTAAATCTGATTCTGGTGGTGCTTCTTGGAAAACTTGAGGATTGAAAAGTTTACTTACAAATGCTTTAACACTTGATTTTACTACTGGTGGGTTTTTGGAAGTTGGAGTTGATTGAGTTTCTAAAGATGTTGTCCAACTACTTGAATCTATTGTATGGTTTACTCCTCTTACTATTATTTCTACTGAGTCTTTATCATATGTTGGTGGTAATATTTTTTCATCTATTGTAAATTTTTGCATTAACCCAATACCTCCTATACCATCCATATCTAAACTTAAATTAAAGGGAAGGAAAAACGGTGAATTTAATTGTCCTGTACCTCCACTTCCTTGAGGTTGAGTATGTAAACCATCTAAAAGACTTAAATATTGTGTTCCTACTTCTGTAATCATTTCTATATCGTCATCCATCCAATCTCTATCTCTATAAACATCTGCAAAAACACCCCCAGTCAATCCTGATATTCCTAATGCTCCTAGAGCTCTATATCCAAAACCACTCATCACTATTTTATTTAGAGTTTTATTAATATTTTCACCTTGTTTTTTAAGATTGTCTCTTACATTTTGTTGTTCTCCTGAATATCTTTCTGCTTCCTCATCGGATACTACTCCATCTTCATCATAATCTGCTTCTTCAAAATCTTCTGGGTCTGTGTTGGTTTTTGTAGGTATAACTCTATCTATTAACCCACTATTATAATTAGAAAAAGAAGTGGCATTTCCTGCTACTTGATTACCATTACTTTGAGCTCCTATAGTTAACATAGATGAAAAGTTAGAAGAAATACTACCATCTATTCCTATATTTCTTACTATACTACCCCCAACACCATTTGTAAACCCAAAAGTATTAAATCTGCAAGGTTCTGCAGCTGTTACTTCTGGAGGGGGAGTGTTGAATCTTTGTGGTATATTTTCAAAAAATCCTACTCTTGTACCATCTGCAGAGTTTTTTATTATTATGTCATTTAAACCACCTAAAGATCTACTACAATCCCCAATAAGAGTATTTAGAAAATCTAACATGGATTTTGAACCATCCTCAGATTTACCTATAGCCTCTAAAACTGCTGCTATATGATTAATGTTTATATATAGACAAGATAATCTACCTAAATATGTTTCACCAGCACCCCAATCTGCTCCTCTTTGTAAAGTTTTATTAAGATTAGATGGTTTATCTTCTAATTGAGCGAATTCCATATTAAAACCTTGTTTTACAAATTCTTCCCCAAACATTGAGGGTGTTATGTTATTTTCATAATAAGGTATTAAACATATTTTAGGATTACATGAAAATTGACCTGGTATCTTTTTAATAAAATTTCTATCTTTATCAAGATCATTAAAATTCATATCAAAATAAAAATATGGAACTTTTCTTTTTTCTGTATGGGGTACAATATTTTTTTGTATTAATGCTATAAGATATCCAAATGTTATAAAAATTTGAGGTGATTCATTTCTATTTACATCCATATTTATACCACCAAGAGCTAATAAAGCCTTAGGTATTACTATTCCTCTAGTTTCCATTTCACCTGTTGTACTATTGATCATAGGAAAATCTTCTATAACTGCATCTTTAATATGGTCCTTTTGATTTCCACTACCTATAGTTAAAAGAGGTTTGACCATAGCATCAATAGTATCTCCTACAAATCTTCCTATATCATCAAAAACATTAAGTTTTTGGAAGAAAGTTTTATTTTCAATAGGTGGTTTAGGTGGTCTTAAGTCATTTGATGCTTTTTGGTATATATTATATAGTATACTATTTAATGTTGTTTTGTAAGCATTTGATATTATTGGAGGTGAATCATCATCTTCTTCCTCTTCTTCAGATGGACCCGTATAACCCTCTGCAGATCCAGCATTAATATTCATTTTTAAAGATTCTATTATTTCTCCTAATCCTGTTAGATTAACTATACAATCATAACTTCCATCAGGATTTAAATTCCATTTAAAATTAGTTATTTTACCATATACTCCCTCATAATTACCAGATCTACGTTTTCTTTCCGCTAATATTTTTTGCACTAATATATGTTGGTTTGCTCCTTGAATATTTGGATCAAATAAATAACTAAGTGCTGGTGAGTAAAAATTATCAAATTGGCCTAATACAGTACCTGTATTACCACCATCTGTATCTAAATACGTACTCCACCCAAATTCTAATAATAAAGAATATCCAGGTCTCATGTATAAAGCATCAACTAATGCAAATTGATTTCTACTATAACATTTTATGGTAATTTCTGTTTTAGTTAAAGCACCATTATTTAAAAATTTAACCGATGCTCCTGTAATACCAGGCATAGGTACTAATCCTCTATTTGATACTCCTCCCCAACCATAAGCTCCATTAAATGTTTGATTTGTTAAATTTAAACCAGCATTAGCTCTATAGGAGTCAGCAGTTAAAGCTATAGATCCTCCTTGCAATATAAAATTTCTAGCTGCTCCTGGGCCTGTTATTTCATTTTCATTAATACCATCTAAACCACCTAATCGTTTTAAAATATCAATTCCTCCACCTTCATCAGAATAAAAATCAACAGAACTAGCTAATCTAAGCCATGGGGTTTTTGATTGTTGATAAAGGAGATTTACTGGGTTACTACTACTACCCTCGCCTAATGATTTTTGTCTAGCTTCTATTTGTTTAGTGACCCATGGAAAGAAAGGACCACCCATTATATTTCCTGCCATAATTATAACTCATTTAATTTATTAAAACTATCTATAATCCCACTAATGTCTCTTGGGATTGCTAATTGTGAACCTGGTGATAAATAAAGTGAACCAAAATTAACTTTATCTGGATTTGTAATAGCTATTATCCAATAAAGAGTTACATCTCCATAAAATTGGTATGCTAATAAATCTAACCTATCACCAAATTCAGTTTGAACATAAATGTCATTTGCACTTGGAGCAATTTCAGGATAACTAACGGTTTTATAGTATTTATCCCTAATAGTTCCAACAAATCTATTTTCATTTCTTAATATTGTTATATCCTGATATCTATTCATATTTTTTATTAAATAGCATTACTTTCATTTGACCCTTGTTGATTATAATCTATAGCATAAGTATCTTCATAATTTGTTCTTCCTGCTGAATTTGCTAATGCTATATATTTCTGTGTTGGATCTTCTAAACTATCAGCTTTTGCAGGGACAAAACTTTGTATTGGTGTAAATGACATTCCTGTTACTTTAATCATATGTGGTAATTCTTTAACTGATTCATCATTTCCACCTTCTTCATTAATTGCTATTTCCCATGTTGATTCCATTGGTACTGTATAAGTTAAACCTTTTATTATTCCTGCTTGCTCATATAAATATCCTCCTACCGTTAAACGTACAATATTTCCTCGCATAAACCCAGCTGCATTATAATCTGGTGCAAGAGTTGATGCTAAATAATTTAATTTTTTATACATTGGTATAAGTTCTGCTTTAGATTGTGCATAAACTGTGAAATCCATACTTATATCTCTTCCAAATCCTTTATAATTATATAATTCTTCTCCCCTACCTACATACTGAACTGCATCCCACTTTGCTGTATAAGCATCACTAAAACCATCTATAAGTGCTCTAAAATGAATGTAAGTTGCTGTTCCATCTGCCTTATCATTGTTTATAACAGCTATTCTAAATTTAACAAAATCATTAGTAGCTTTTGTTAAATCTACTACAGTTGATTCATACATTTTTAATGCATTTATTTTATCTATTGCCTGTAATGTATTTGCAGCTACTCCATAATGTAAAACATTTTTTACTCCTAAATTACTACCTTTACCTGGGTCCCCTTGATTTACTCTAACTTGTTTATTTTTAGTTGTATAATTTGGTGAAATGGATAATACTGATGACACAGCATTTGGATCTTGAGCTGTTGATAACCCAAAATCTTTTATTATATTTTTTCTAAAATCAGATACATTAGTTAATCCTGATTCAGATGCTACATCTTTTTCATAAAGCTCATCTTGTGTTAAAACACGAGTACCTCTTATATCTAGTTTTAAATCATTTGATGTTAATCTATCATTTCCGGTTAATCCAGCATATACACTATTATTAAAATTATAAATACTACCTGCTGGTTGGTCTGTGTAATTACTAGAACCAAGATTAAGGGCTAAACCCTCAATTAATCCATAACCAGCAAAATCAGGATAAATACTAGCAAATGTTCCAGTAACACCTGATCCAGACACAAATAAATTTCCTTTTGATACTTGAGAAGCTTCAGCATTTGGTGTACCTGTTCCAGCTGGTGCTTTACCATATACACTATAATTATTAGGTCCATCTGGGTTTATGAAAGGAACATCTTTTGGTAGTTTTGCGCTTTGTAAACCTGTTCTTTGATCTGCAAATGGAATATTAGTATTTCCTATACCTAAAAGTGAACCTGGTCCTCCACCATATTGTAATACATTAGTTTGAGTATCTCCTCCCGGGTTTAATGTTATATTACCTCTTAATGTTTGTGATGTTGTGTTAGTATTAACTGCATTATTTAGGTTAACTAATCTATTTGAATCTTCAATATCATTAGTTAAGTTTTGTTGGTTTACTGTAGAAAAATAAGTATTTAAACCTGCTGAAGGGAAAAATCCATTAAATTGATCACCTCCTATTCCCGTCATTGGGGAAGTTGGATCTAACCCTAATAAATTTAAATGTGCGCCTAAAAAGCCTACTCCTGCTTGAGCTAATGTACCCACTGGTGTGTATATACCTTGATTAAGTGCTCCTCCAGCATAACCTAAACCAAAAGAAGCTTCTGTTTTTACATTATTACGTGATAATACATTTTGTTTAGCTATGAATTCAAACCCGTTTGGCGACTTAGTATCAAACAACATTTGTGTTAGTCTACTGACGTCAGTTAACGCAGCATTTGCGGCCTTTAATCCACCCCTTAATAAAAAATCAACCCCTCCATTAGATTGTGGGGTTCCATCAAGTTGTTGTTCAAAAGTATCATTTGCTCCTGGGATAGATTTAACAATATATGGTTGACCACTTTTACCTTGATCCCACCTATCACCCCCACTTGAAGTATACTTCAACTTGTTAAAATCAGTAGTTGAATTTATTAACGGCATTATGTGTGTATTACTTAGTTGCTCCTTGACCTAATATAAAACTATCGTATGTACTATTATTATTGTAAGTATTAAACCCAGCTCCTGCTGCTACACCATTTTGAGGTCCTGTAAAAGGTTGAAGTCCTGTTGGAGATGGTAAAGATACATTACCAGAAGCTCCACCTGCATTAGTAAGTCTAGGTGATACATCTGCTGATATTGGATTGCCATCATATGAATATAAATCATGCATTGTTGATCTAGCAAGATTAGCATCCATACTACCTGGTGTAGATACTGGTTGGGATGGGTTATTTGGATATCCTAATACGGACCCATTGGATTCAAATTTGTTTTCTAATGATTGTGCCATAATTATTTAATTTTAATTGTTTTGTTATAAATATTAACCCATTTTGGAGGATGCAATTGCTAGATTTTTTCCTACTTTAGCTCCATCTAAAAGAACATCTCCTCCTTTTTCTACTATTGCAATAAGTTGATCTAGTTTTTCAACTATTTGCATTTGAGCATCATCACCCTCATCTCCTCCTCCTAACATTCCTCCTAATGCTGCAATTGGAGATGCAATTGCTGCCATTACTCCTGATGCTGCCCCTGTTACAGCACTAGTTATAGCAAAATCTTCTAACTTATCTAATTTACTACCATCAATATCACCTAAAGCTGATCCTACTTCTCTTAATGCTTGAGCCATTCCCATCAATGCTGTTGCAGCTAATGATAATCCAGGACCCATTAAAGCTAATGGTACTAAAGCTAATGACATAGCACCTAATGCAAAAGATCCCAATATCATCAAAGGTGCCATAAGTCCTAATCCTGCCATTGCTAGTCCTAACCCAGGTAGAACTTCTGAAAATACTCTTATTTGTTCTATATCTACATTCCCCATTGCAGCAAAAGCTAATGAAACAGCCATCATACCTAATCCTAATACTACTAATGCTGCTGATCCAGCTGCAATAAATGGTGCTAAAAATCCTAATCCTGCTGCTGCTAATGCTAATAAAGGTAACATTAAAGAAAATGCAATCATTTTATTTATATCTACCTCAGCTAATAAACTAAAAGCGTATGCAGCTGGTATTAATGCTAATGCTAATATTCCCATAGCTAATGCTCCTACTATAATATTTCCTCCTATATTACCCATTACTGCCATTGTAAGTCCTAACATAGCTAATGAAGCTGAAAATGCTATCATTTGTATAGGATCTACATCTTTAATCATCATTAAAGCTAAAGCAAATGCTCCTCCTAAAACTAAACCAGCTACACCTAATGCTACTGCTCCTTTTATTACATTACCCATCTGTTTACCAATAGAAGCCAAACCATCACCTAAACCTTTTAAATATGCTTTTATTCCTTCTCCGGATTTTTTATCCATTCCCTTTGTATCAGGTTTTTTCTTAAGATCAGGTGTATCATCTTTTCCACCTTTAGATCCTCCCATACCTGATAAAGCCTTAGCAGCACCTTTAGCCATATCCATTGTACTTTTTGCTGCATCAGCAAGACCTCCTGCTATCTTACCAACTACAACAGCTCCAATTGCAATCATTGATGCTTCTATAAGAAAAGTATTATCTAATATAGGCATCATTTTATCAAGGAAAGCAGCTGCTCCTTGAGTCATTTTATCCATTACTTTAGATATTGTTTCTTGGGCTGTTAATCGTTTTGCTTCAGATACAGATACATCTGCTGCCTTAGCTGCTTGTTCTGCTGTTAAACCATTAGCTATTTTTTGTTGATAAATCATTTTAGCCATTTCATCCCTAGACATACCCATAGCTTTAGCTGTAGCTTCTTGTTGTATTCTATTACCTGATGAAAATGCTCCTAATATTGCTTGGTTTTTACCTATTTCTTTAGCTACCCCTGCTAAATCATTATTTAATGCTAATTGTCTAGCTTTATCTAAATTTAATTGCTTACCTGTTAATAATTCAGCTTCCATTTCAGCTTCAATAGAAGATTCAAAATCTAACAATGAACCTGCTATTTTATCTACTTGCTCTAGTGATAACCCTAATTTTCGGGCTTCCATAGCAGCTTGTTGTATTTTTTCTGGTTGGCTTCCTAACGATAATGAAACGGCTGCTGATGCATTTCCTACATCTGATATTACATCTTTTAGATTAAGACCTGTTTTATTAGTTTTAACAAATGATTTAAATGATGCTTCCATTTCAGCCGTAACTGTAGATAATTCCTTACCACTTATTTTAGCCATTTTAGCTAAATTAGCTGCTTCTTTAGCACCTAATCCCATATTTTCTGTTAAATCAGCTACTTCAGTAATGGTTTCTGCTGAAAAAACTACTTGAGCATTTACCCCTAATTCCTTAGTTAAGGCTACTACTCCTTTCATATAATCAATAGTAGTAACCATTTTGGTGTTCATACTACCTTGTAAATCTACATTTTGTCCTGTTATTTGCCTAAAATTCTTTTGTTCTTTGGCAAGTGCCCCCATGCTCTTTATTATAGCACCTATTACAACAGCAGGGTCAGTAAGAGTTGCAAAAGCAGAGCCAATAGCTGATCCAACACCAGCTGCTAATACTCTCATTTTACCAAATGATTTATTACCTTTGGCTACTGAATCAGCAGTCTTTTCCATGTCTTTTTGAACTTTATCAAGTTTTAGAGCTTTTGCAAATGGTCCTGCCATAGCAGTTAACCCAGATAGTAATCCACCAGCTACCCCCATTGCTTCGTTTGATTTCTTTCTAAGTTCTACTTCTTTCTGAATGTCCTTTAAAAAATCTTTTTCTTGGATTTGCTTCGCATCCCCAGCTGCTAATAAAGCTTGCTCATTAGCACTTAATACTGCTCCAAGTTTTTGTTTCGCTGCAACCTCCTTTAATGCAAATGTAATTTGATCAGCTGATGATTTTGCTCTTTTTTGGAGGTTAGTTAATTGTTCATCTGATAACCTATTACCTTCTTTTTGAGCATCAGCAAGTTTTCTTGATATACTAGCTAAATTATTATATTCTTTTTTAGCTTGGGCAGCATAACTTACTTGTTTTCCTAATTCACCAGATATGCTATTAAAAATACCTTGATATTCTCTATAAATATCTTGGCCCTCTTTACTAAGGTTGTTAAATTCCTTTTGTGCAGCAGCAGATTGTTTTATATTTTCAGAATTCTTGCTCATTAGAGGCTAATTTTATTATAAATATCAAAAGCATCTATTTTCTAGATGCTCTTGTAGTATAATTGGGGGAGGAAGATGGTGGTGGAGTTTGTGCGTTTTTAAGAAATTCAGGAGATGTTACCTTTCCATCAGTTGTTATTGACTTACCACTGCCACTTTGGTTTTGTGCTTTTTTAGCTTGTCTATTTTCTTCTTCATAATAATCTTTTATCTTATTAAATGTAAAGGTCCTAAGCCATATAGGCATATTATAAACGGTATGCCAATCATAACCTCCTTTACCATGAAATACTATTTCATGAATTATAGAAAATAAACTTACTCTATAAGTCTGCGTCAGGCCAAAAAAACGTAAGCCCTATAGGGACTTGGATGTCCTCTTCGCCACCCTGGATAGTCTCTACAGGAACTTTTAAATTAACATCTGGTTGGAAGTCTTTTATATAGTTTCTTAGTGCCCTGGAGTCTTGTGCTAAGAAATAATTATCTACATATTCTCTAACATCCTTTTTTTCACTTGAACCATCTACTGACACAATCATATATTTAAGACGTGTTGATAATTCAGGTGATCCATTAGGGTTTATTTTCTTCAACCCCTTAATTTCTTTTTCAATTTTCATCTCATCACCATGTGTCAATAATTTAAAAGTAATTACTGTTCCTGATTTTGGTAAAGTAAAAGGAAATTCATTTTTACCGGATTCAAAGTCTTTATTTGTTATTTTTTTATTATCAATGATTGATAAATCTATCTTAACTTCTTCACCTTTATAAGTAATTACATAATCATTACCATAACCTAGTATTCTAGCTGCTATTAATAATGCATTTTTATCACCTACTATAAGATCATTATAATCTACTTTAGAAACTATTAATGCTTTTAATAATCTATCTAATACAGTACCATTTGAAATGTATGATTGATTTGTAAGGATATCTTCTTCCTTAGCAGTCATATATTTCATTTCAATTTTACCGGATGATAGTGGATTTTCTTTATCGTAAAGTAAACCTTTTGAAGGTAAATCAACGATTTCTGTTGGGAATTTAAATTTGGTTTCGCTCATATCTTTTATTTGTTATAACTTGATTTCATGTATACATATCCAATATAAAAAAAAGCTTGACCGAAGCCAAGCTATTCTTAATAGTATGTAATTTCTTTTTAGAAATTTAACACGCAGTAATCCATTCCTAAAGTTAATGCGATAGTTTGAGCTTCCGCTTCAGTATCCCAATTAAATCCTTTAAATGTTGCATCTTTAATAAATGCACCTTTTATAATCCATTCAGAAACTACGTCTCCTACAGGACCTAATACATTAATAGTTACATCTTTTTTATAGAAATCACTATAACCATCTCTACCAGTAACTGATTCATGGTGTAATCTAACCCACTCCATAGTTGCTTGTGCTCCTGATGGTGTAATTGGATCATACAATGTCATTGATAAATCAGACCATTTAGCTTTTCCTTTTACTTTTCTATAAGTATTAATGTGATTTAATACTATTTCACCTTGCTCTATTTTGATTTCACCTACTTCTTTAATCATATAAGATGGTATACCATCTACATACATTATAAATCTATTGGCAACTTTTGGTTCAAAAGCTGTGAAAAACATCTCGTTTGGATTTACTACTGCCATTTTATTATTGTTTTATTTTATTATACATATTATGTTTTATACTTCTTATGATGGAAATTGAGCTCCAGTTGGTAAAATGTTGAAATCTAAATAAATAAATTCAGCAGTTCTTGTTGGTTGAACATATATTGCACCTACCATTTGGTTTCTATCAACTACATCCGGTCCATTATTTGAAGCATCCATTACAACTTTAAACGCGAATAAACCTTGTCTTTGTTGTACTGATTCTAAATATGGATTTACTTGTGCTAAGAAATTATTTCTTGTAGCAGCTGTATTTTGTTCAAATACTAAATTATCAGCAATTTGTACTATATAATTTTTTAATGCTATTAATAATCTTCTAACGTTTATTCTATCTAAAGCTGATGCTTGTGATTGTAATGTTTTTTGTCCAAATACTACAACTCCTTTTCCTGGGAATGTTGCTATTGGATTAACTTTTCCTGTATATAGATCATCTCTATTAGTTTGAGTTAATTTTCTTTCTGCTTGTACAACCGTACTTAAACCACCTCTATTGATACCAGCGGGAGCGAACCAAGCTTCACTTGTCTTGTCATTATACGCGTATACACCCGGAATCATCGCTGATGGTACCGACCATACCAATCGTCTTGAATCTGGATCCATTATTTGTACCCATGGCCAATAAGATGCAGCATATGAATTATCTATTGATGCAGCTTGTGCTGTTACTTGTGTTACTGATGATTCATAATCAACTAAATCTATTATTGCTATAGCATCTCCTCTTGTTTGAGTATTTTGTACTAACGTGTTTAATGGAGTTGCCATCATTGACGCTGCATAATATAATCCTGGAGCTGTTATAATGTTGTATTTGTAATCATCTTTATTTGCTAATAAATTAAAAGCATCTGTATAAGCCGCCATTTCTGTAGATGCAAATCCTTGAGTATTTGTATCTAAAATTTCATCATAATATCTAGCTGATGCTCCATTAAAAATTCTTCCTTCAGCTCCACCAAATGATCCACTTGCGTTATCTGGAAGGTAAGGTTTAAATGCTGCTTTAGCTGCACCATTATTATCAAAATAATCTGGTGTTTTATAATTTACTTGTTTTACTCTTATGAATCTTGAAGCATTTGCAAAAGATCCTGTAGATTGAATATATAAATCAGCACCTGATCCTCTTCTAGTATCTGTCATATCTCCTATTATTCTAGATATGTAGTTAGATTGATTAGGATCTAATGATACGTTAGGGAATATTTCTAATACCCTTTTAGCTGTTGCTGTATCATTACCTTGTCTAACTATTACACTAAATGTACCTTGAGCTTCATTTCTACCTTGTATTTCCCATCTAACATTATCTGTAGTACCATTTGTTAATGTTCCATTTGATCCTGATGCATCATTACTATTCATTACTACACCATCTGTTAATGTTTCTAATACAAAAGCTTCTGCATCTAATAAATCTGCATCTTGTAGTGTAAGTACTAAATCTGAATTGCCTGTTCCTACTGCTGCGGCACCTGTAAATGTAAGTGCATTACCAACTGCATATCCTGTTCCGGCTACTGCTGTTACTAATGATGTTACACCAAATGCTACATTTGGTCCTCTTGTTTGTCCTCCTGAAGCAGCTCCTAATGTTAATACACAAGCACTTGAATTTTGTAATTGTGTTGATGTTAATGTTATTACTATATCTTGTGTTGAAGCAAAAGCTCCTGTACCAATTGCACCATTATTTAAATCTGCTGTTGAAATTGTTATAGTATTACCTGCAACATAACCAGTTCCAATATTTAAAACTGTAATTGCTGATACGTTTCCAGCACCATCTCCTGTTATTGTAACTGAGGCTCCTGCACCTGCTCCACTTGTTGAACTTTGTGGTTTTGTAAATGGTCCTGTTGTGTTACCAAAACCAGTTAATCCACTAGAAATTGATAATATATTTTGAGCATTTATTAATTGTCCTGTTCCTAAAGCACCTGCTGCTATTGTTAATACTTCACCAGCAACATATCCTGATCCTACACTTGTTGCGTCAACCGTTATTGCTGTAATAGCTGGAGCTGTTGTTCCTGCTACTGTTACATCAAAAGTTGCTCCTGTACCTACTAAATTAGAAGTTACTGCTACGTCTGTATATGATGCAGCACCTGCTACTGTTGTATTTGTTGTTAATTCACCTAAAACATTATCTGAAGCTATTAATTTTCCTAAATCTTGTGATACTGTGTAATCAAAAGTTGCTCCTGTACCTGTACCCGTTTGTGAACTTGCAGCTCCAGCTGTTACTACAACACCTGCTGTTCCACCTGTAGCACCTGTAATAGATCCACTCATGTTAAAGCTATCCTGTAATATACCAGATTCAACTTCGTTTCTTACAGCTGAAGATGTTGCAGCAGTAAATGAACCAGATACTACTCTACTTACAATTAATGATGTACCACCGTTGTTAAAATAGTTATATGCTGATATAGATGTAAAGTAAGTGTATGTGTCTGAACCACTTGTAAACGTACTACCAAAATTAGCCAAATACTCTGAGTAACTTGTTACCATTTTAGGTATGTTTGCCTTACCTAAAACCGTTGGACCAACTATACAAGCTCCTGCTTGTACTGGTTGTGAAGTTATTTGAGATTGATCATTTTCTCTTGCTAATACTCCTGGGGAAATTAATGTTTCTGCCATTTTATGTTATTTTTATGATAAATATACTAAATTTTTTCAAAATTTTATTTACTTGGTAAAAATTCACCGGTTTCTAAAGAAATGGTACCAGGACCATATTTTTCTTCTAGCTCTTTAGCTAAAGTAGCTTCTTCTTGTTGTAAACCTTGTAAACTCAATTTTAATTGTTCTTTTTTTATTTGAATATTGTAATTCTGTATTTCTACAACTCCTGAAATTTCGGTAATCTTCTTTAGTCTATCTTTTAATTCTTGAATTTTACTAATTTCTTCTTTATCTAAAACTTTTCCTTTGTTAATCATTATATTTTGTTATACATATCAGAAAAACTCTAATAATGTATTATTTTTTTATTTTTATACTCCTATTACTTGTGATATATTAGAGTTTGAAATTCCATTTATCTGAGAAACGTTAGCTGGTAAAATAGAGTTAACTTTATTACCATAACCTGGTGCTTCATAATCAAATGATAAATAAATGTTACCTGTTGAATTATTTCCTACATTCCAATTTGTTATATTACTTTGATCAACTCCTACAGCTATACCATTATAATCTCCAGTGTTCATTAAAACTAATTTTAAAAATCCATCAGTCCCAGCATCGGTTATTGCTGTAGAATTTAAAGTAATAGCTTGAACAGTAGTACTATCTGGTGAATTAAAAGCATTACTATAAGGTACTAAAGGGTTTTCAATACTATCCCACCAATCACCAGTACTATAATTACTACCAACTTCTGTTCCAAATCCATTAAATTGTGCTAATCTATTACTTAAAGTTCCAGTTGAACCAGTTGAGGGTTTGAAATTAAATTTTAAATTTGATATTGTTCCCTCAGTATATCCTGTAAAATCAAATCCCCAATATGATCTTCTAAAACCAAAAGCCGCACCACCTCTAGATGAAGTTCTAATAAAACCAGAAACTATGGCATTAGTACTTGTTGTATTAGTAGTATTAGAGCTATCTTCTGCTGCTTCTCTAGCACCTGAATAACTACTCTGTCCAGAGGGACCAATTGAAGCAATTGCATTTTTCGACCAATATATATTAGGCATAGCTTAAAATTGTTTTTTAGGTAAATAATATTGGTTATAATTAAAATAACTATTTAATGGTGGGTTAACGTCATATACGTCATACGTTACATCTGAAATACCATAGTAATTTTCTGATCCTGTCATTGAATTCCACCATGTTGCTTTTCCCCCTGCTTTCATTAATGATGGTAAAACTGTAGAAAATTTATCCATATCTTGATCACCATAAGTATCCATAAATAAACCATCATAAGTACTTAATGTATCTTTTACATCATGCCAACTACCTTCTACTATAATTACATTAGATTTATCTGCAGCCCATGCTTGAGCTTTTGGAATCATATCTGGGTGGTTTTCTATAATAGTGTGTGAATTAATTGTATGTGATTGAATATATGTAGCTGATATAGCCATTCCAAATCCTATTTCAAGAATATCACCCCCTCCTTCACATATATAAGCTGCTGAAGCTGACATTAAAGTGTCTTCCCAATCCATCATAACTTCCCATTCAACACCTATAACTGCATCTGTATATATTATTTTATTTTCATTAAATTCTAAATTTTGAGATATATATACCATATTTTTATATTAACTTAATAATACCCATGTATTATCTGGATTGAAATAAAATACATCAGTAGTAGTAGCATAACCTATAATTCTAACATAATCACCTGCTGCTGTTGGAGCTGTATTATTTATTTGTCCATTATCTTTAAGATAAAGTGGAGCACCAATAGTAAACCCATGATCTTCTTGATATACAAATCCATTTAACATCATACCATCTGCATCAGGATCAGTTCCTAAAGCATATGCAAGGAATCCAGTTGCTGCAACTGAAGTATCTTTATCAGCATTTACCCAAGATGTTACACCGCCAGATGTCCAATACATTACATTATATTGAGTTGTTGAACCATTCCCCATTAAAGCAGCATTTCCTGATCCTTCATTTTCTGCTTGTTGATGGTTAAATGCAATAGCACCTGTAGCTGTACAACTTAAAAATGTGATATCAATTGATCCTGCACTTGCAAGTATTTTAAAATTTGATTCTACTGATAAATTTGGTGATGAACCATTTAAGGTCATTATACCATTATTGGTTGATCCTGTTATACTAGCTATTCCTGAAGTTCCTGAAGATCCTGATGAACCTGATCCTCCTGTATTACCTGAAGTACCACTTGAACCACTTGATCCTGATGATCCACTTGAACCTGATCCTCCTGTATTACCTGAAGTACCTGATGATCCTGATGAACCTGAATTTCCTGAAGATCCACTTGAACCTGATCCTCCTGTATTACCTGAAGTACCTGAAGAACCTGAAGAACCTGCTACTGTTAAACCTGACGTACCTGATGATCCACTTGAACCTGATCCTCCTGTATTACCTGAAGTACCTGATGATCCTGATGAACCTGAAGCACCTGATGATCCACTTGAACCTGATCCTCCTGTTGCACCTGAAGTTCCTGAAGATCCTGAAGATCCTGAAGATCCACTTGAACCTGATCCTCCTGTATTACCTGAAGTACCACTTGAACCACTTGATCCTGAAGCACCTGAAGATCCACTTGAACCTGATCCTCCTGTATTACCTGAAGTTCCTGAAGAACCTGATGAACCTGATGAACCACTTGAACCTGATCCTCCTGTATTACCTGATGTTCCTGAAGAACCTGAGCTACCTGAAGCACCTGAAGATCCTGAAGATCCTGAAGATCCACTTGAACCTGATCCTCCTGTTGCACCTGAAGTTCCTGAAGAACCTGAGCTACCTGAAGCACCTGAAGATCCTGATGATCCTGAAGATCCTGAAGATCCTGAAGATCCACTTGAACCTGATCCTCCTGTATTACCTGATGTTCCTGAAGAACCACTTGATCCTGAAGCACCTGAAGATCCACTTGAACCTGATGATCCTGAAGAACCTGATGATCCTGATGATCCTGATGAACCACTTGAACCTGAAGATCCTCCTTCACCATTATTTCCTTTTGGAGCAAATATTACTGCTATAGCTTCTTCATTTGATGGTCTTGCTGTTCCAGAACCATTTGATACTGTATATGTATTTTGAGTAGCTGCACCTGATTCTCCAGAAACTGTGAATACATTTATTGTTGTATCTGCTCCATCTAGGGATTTAATGTACATTATACCACTGTTGAAGTTGTCTAACCAATCTCCAACATTAGCTAAATTTTTATTTGATCTACTTATTACAACTTGACTAACACTTCCTACCGTGCTATTATTATAACGTAAAAAGGATGATGTAACTGTTCCAGAAGTTGATGTTGAAAAATTATATGGGACACCACCATATTCACCTGATGAACCTGATGAACCTGAGCTACCTGAAGATCCTGAGCTACCTGATGAACCACTTGAACCTGATGATCCTGATGAACCTGAAGACCCGCTTGAACCTGATCCTCCTGTTGCACCTGAAGTTCCTGAAGAACCTGAGCTACCTGAAGCACCTGAAGATCCTGATGAACCTGAAGATCCACTTGATCCTGATGAACCACTTGAACCTGATGAACCACTTGAACCTGTTCCACCAGTTGCACCTGAAGTACCTGATGAACCACTTGATCCTGAAGTACCTGATGATCCACTTGAACCTGAAGTACCTGAAGAACCACTTGAACCTGTTCCACCTGTTGCACCTGATGTTCCTGAAGATCCTGATGAACCACTTGTACCTGAAGACCCGCTTGAACCTGATCCTCCTGTTGCACCTGAAGTTCCTGAAGAACCTGAAGAACCTGATGAACCTGAAGAGCCTGAAGAGCCTGAAGATCCTGAAGAACCTCCTTCACCATTATTTCCTTTTGGAGCAAATATTACTGCTATAGCTTCTTCATTTGATGGAACTGATGTACCTGAACCATTTGATACTGTATATGTGTTAGATGTTGCTGCACCTGATTCACCTGTAACTGTAAATACGTTTATTGTTGTATCTGCTCCATCTAGGGATTTAATGTACATTATACCACTGTTGAAATTGTCTAACCAATCTCCAACATTTGCTAATTGTTTACTAACTCTATTTATTACAACTTGACTAACACTTCCTATTGTACCATTATTATAACGTAAAAAGGATGAAACTGGAGTTCCAGTAGTTGCTGTTGAAAAATTATATGGGACACCACCATATTGACCTGATGAACCACTTGATCCTGAAGATCCTGATGAACCACTTGAACCTGAAGATCCACTTGTACCTGATGATCCTGATGAACCTGAAGATCCTGATGAACCTGATCCTCCTGTTGCACCTGAAGTTCCTGAAGAACCTGAGCTACCTGATGTACCTGAACTTCCTGATGAACCTGATGTACCTGATGATCCTGATGAACCTGATGTACCTGAAGATCCTGAAGATCCACTTGATCCTGATGAACCACTTGAACCTGTTCCACCTGTTGCACCTGAAGTTCCTGAAGAACCTGAGCTACCTGATGTACCTGAAGATCCACTTGAGCCTGATGTACCTGAAGATCCACTTGAACCTGTTCCACCTGTTGCACCTGAAGTTCCTGATGAACCTGAAGATCCTGAAGCACCTGAAGATCCGCTTGAACCTGAAGATCCTGAAGATCCTGATGAACCACTTGATCCTGAAGATCCTGAAGATCCTCCCTCACCATTATTTCCTTGTGGAGCGAGCATTACACTAATCTTTTCTTCATTAGCAAATGCTGTTCCATCACCATTTGATACCACATATGTAGTAATTGTAGCAGCTTGAGTAACTCCAGTAACTGTAAATGTAGCTATTGAAGTATCAGCACCATTAGCTGATTTAATATACATTATACCACTGTTAATACTATCTAAGAAACCACTTACTCCTACACCCTGTACATTGGTATTATTAATATAAACTCTGTTATTACTACCTAAATTACCATTAAATTGTACATCTCCTGAAGCTGGTGTTGCATCTGTAGAAGTGTTAAATCTATAAGGAACACCACCATATTCTCCTGATGAACCTGAGCTACCTGAACTTCCTGATGAACCTGAAGATCCTGATGAACCACTTGTACCTGAACTTCCTGAGCTACCTGAAGATCCTGATGAACCTGAATTACCACTTGAACCTGATGAACCTGAAGTACCTGATGATCCACTTGAACCTGAAGTACCTGAAGAACCACTTGAACCTGATCCTCCTGTTGCACCTGAAGTACCTGAAGAACCTGAGCTACCTGAAGTACCTGAAGAACCACTTGAACCTGATGTTCCTGAAGAACCTGAGCTACCTGATGTACCTGATGAACCGCTTGAACCTGTTCCACCTGTTGCACCTGAAGTTCCTGAAGAACCTGATGAACCTGATGTACCTGAACTCCCTGATGAACCTGAAGTACCTGATGAACCTGATGAACCACTTGATCCTGAAGATCCTCCTTCACCATTATTTCCTTTTGGAGCGAATATTACACAAACATCCTCTCCATTTGTTGGAACTGATGTACCTGAACCATTTGATACTGTATATGTGTTTTGTGTAGCTGCTCCTGATTCACCTGTAACCGTGAATACATTTATTGTTGTATCTGAAGAATCAGCTGATTTAACATACATTATACCACTATTGAAATTGTCTAACCAATCTCCAACATTTGCTAATTGTCTACTAACTCTATTCATTACAACTTGAGTAACACTTCCTATAGAAGAGTTATTATATCGCATGTTGCTTGATGATGTGTCTCCACTAGTATCTGTACTAAAATTATAAGGAACACCACCATATTCTCCGGATGAACCACTTGATCCTGAAGATCCTGAGCTACCTGAGCTACCTGAGCTACCTGATGTACCTGAACTTCCTGATGAACCTGAAGTTCCTGATGAACCACTTGAACCTGGTTCACCTGTTGCACCTGATGTTCCTGATGAACCTGAGCTACCTGATGCACCTGAGGATCCTGATGAACCTGAAGAACCACTTGAACCTGATGTTCCTGATGAACCTGATGAACCTGAAGTTCCTGAAGATCCACTTGAACCATCTGCACCTGAAGTACCACTTGATCCTGAAGATCCATCTGCACCTGAAGTACCTGATGAACCGCTTGAACCTGTCCCACCTGTTGCACCTGAAGTTCCTGATGAACCTGAAGATCCATCTGCACCTGATGTTCCTGAAGAACCTGATGAACCTGAAGTACCACTTGATCCTGAAGATCCTGATGCTCCTGATGAACCTGAGCTACCTGAATTACCAAATGCTGCAAATGATACAACAACTTGTTCATTTAATTGGAAAGCATCATATGTTAATTCTGTAACAGTAGCTTGAAAATATAATCCTATTGAATTATTTACAGCTGTTACTATAGCAACTAATACATTATTTCCACTATCAGCACTTTGAACTGTAAGTACACCAAATCCATTTGTACTATCACCTGTATCATTCCATGAATTTAACCATGTTCCTTGGTCAACACTATTTACATCATCTCTATTAAATTGAACAGTATTGGAACCATTATAATTAAATTCTCCATCTGAATTAACTGTTGTGACAAATTGATATCTTACTCCTCCTCTATCACCTGATGAACCTGAAGATCCACTTGAACCATCTGTACCTGAAGTTCCTGAAGAACCTGAAGAACCTGATCCTCCTGTTGCACCTGAAGTACCACTTGATCCTGAGGATCCTGATGCTCCTGATGAACCTGATGAACCACTTGACCCGGATGAACCTGATGTACCTGAACTACCTGATGAACCTGAAGCTCCTGATGAACCTGAACTACCATCTTCTCCATTTTCTGAAAATATAAATGAAAAACCATTAGTATTAGTTCCAGTATCTCCTGATTCTAATTGTGTAATTGTATAATTAATAAATCCATTTAATTCTGAAGCAGCTGTTATTCTAACTACTTTATAAGCAACTGGATTATCATTTTCAGTCATTCTCATTATAGCTGGTACTTGAATACTTTCTAATAAGTCTTCAATATTTGTACCATCTTTTGCTGTATGATTTATTCTTAATTGTGATGGAGTATCACCCCAAGCAGCATTTAATTGCCAATCACCTGTTCCTGGGTCTGTTGGTGCTGCATTTACTGATGTGTCATATTTTGATATAAACATTCCTCCAACAGAACCTGCTTCTCCAGATGAACCTGAAGATCCTGAAGATCCGCTTGAACCTGATCCTCCTGTTGCACCTGAAGTTCCTGAAGAACCTGATGAACCTGAAGTACCACTTGATCCTGAAGATCCGTCTGCACCTGAAGTACCACTTGATCCTGAAGAACCTGAAGTACCACTTGATCCTGAAGAACCTGATGTACCTGATGATCCTGAAGAACCTGCTGCTCCTGAAGTACCTGATGAACCACTTGAACCTGCTTCACCTTCACCACCTTTTGGTGCATATATTATATTAACTGCTTCCCCATTACTAAATGTTTGTCCTGAAGGAGAACTTATACCTAAAGTAGTAAATGCAGCTCCTACACTTCTTGATGTAATATTAAATATTCCTATTGATGCATCTGAACCATTAGCTGCTTTTACATATAAAATACCAGCACTAGACATACCAGTTAACCAAGTAGACATACTAACTCCATCTTCATTTTCATTATGAATAAAGATTGTAGTAACACTTCCTAACGTACCATTATTAAATCTTATTTCTCCTTGTGATATTCCTGTTGATGTTGTTGAAGTATCAAATCTGTAAGGAACCCCACCATATCTTCCGTTTGTACCACTTGTACCTGATGAACCACTTGATCCTGAAGTACCTGATGAACCACTTGATCCTGAAGTACCTGATGAACCGCTTGAACCATCTGCACCTGAAGTACCTGATGAACCACTTGAACCTGAATCTCCTGATGAGCCTGAGCTACCTGATGTACCTGAAGATCCGCTTGAACCATCTGCACCTGAAGTACCTGAAGATCCTGAAGAACCATCTGCACCTGAAGTACCGCTTGATCCTGATGAACCATCTGCTCCTGAAGTTCCTGATGAACCTGAAGAGCCATCTGCACCTGAAGTACCTGAAGATCCACTTGAACCATCTGTACCTGAAGTTCCTGAAGAACCTGAAGAACCTGAAGAACCTGAAGATCCTCCTTCTCCATCATTACCTTTTGGAGCAAATATTACACTAACAAATTCTTCATCTGTAAATATTGAACCAGCTCCATTTGAAACTGAATATGTGTTAACTGATGCTCCTGATGATCTATTTGTTGTAGTAAATACAGCAATTGATGTATCAGCACCATTAGTTGATTTTATGTACATTATTCCTGTAGTAAAATTGTCAAGCCAATCTGCTACACTAACACTATCTGAGTTAGTTCTATTAAATACTACTTGTGAAACACTTGCTAAAGATCCATTATTAAATCTTACTATTCCTGAAGATGGATCACCTGATGTTGAATCACTAAATCTATATGGAACTCCACCATATTCACCTGATGAACCACTTGAACCTGATGAACCTGAAGAGCCATCTGTACCTGAAGTACCTGAAGATCCGCTTGAACCATCTGCACCTGAAGTACCTGAAGATCCTGAAGAACCATCTGCACCTGAAGTTCCTGATGAACCTGAAGATCCATCTGCACCTGAAGTTCCTGATGAACCACTTGAACCATCTGCACCTGAAGTACCTGAAGATCCGCTTGAACCATCTGCACCTGAAGTTCCTGATGAACCACTTGATCCTGAAGCACCTGAAGATCCTGAAGAACCTCCACCACCACTTGGTCCTGCTGGTACTAAAATAATATTACATGCTTCTTCATCAGGATTTTCACTAAAAGTATTACCTGATGGATTACTTACTGAAAATATTACATATCCAACATTTGTTGAATCTACAGAATCTATTGTAGCTGTTAAAATTGAATTATCTGAACCATCAGCTGATTTAATGTAAATTATACCTGTAGAAACTGAATTAGCCCAATCTATTACATTAACAACTTGGTTATTAGTTTCACTAAGATATATTTCTGTAATACTACTAACTGTAGCATTATTTGGAGTCCAAAATCCTGAAGTTGGAGCTGTAGAAGCAACTCCTCCATAATCATAAGGAACACCACCATACTCACCTGATGAACCACTCGAACCTGAAGATCCTGAAGCACCTGAACTTCCCGAAGAACCTGAAGTTCCTGATGAACCTGAACTACCTGAAGTACCTGAAGATCCTGAAGAACCATCTGCACCCGAAGTACCACTCGAACCTGAAGAACCTGGATCACCTGTTATACCTGATGTACCTGATGAACCGCTAGAACCATCTGCACCTGAAGTTCCTGATGAACCACTTGAACCATCTGCACCTGAAGTTCCTGATGAACCTGAAGACCCATCTGCACCTGAAGTTCCTGATGATCCTGAAGATCCATCTTCACCTGAAGTTCCACTTGATCCACTTGAACCATCTGCACCTGAAGTTCCTGATGAACCGCTTGATCCTGAAGCACCTGAAGATCCTGAAGAACCTGCTTCACCAGTTGCTGAAAAATTCATTACTATTTTATCAGCATCACTAAATGGTGGATTACCTGTTCCTGCATTTGTTGCTGCTACAAAAGTAACATTAAATGTATGTTGTGAATCTGCAGTACTAGCAATTGATTTTATTATAAATGTTGAAAATGATTGAGCACCTGCTCCACCACCATCTGCATCTTGTATTATTAAATAACCCCTATTATCCGTAAACCCAGCATCATCTAATGTTGCTAAATAATCTGATTGATCACCAGTTTCTGCATCTGTATCACTAATAAGAACTTGGGTTGCAGATTGAGCATCTGCATTATTAAGTCTTATTTGTCCTGCTGCTGTTTCTCCTCCTACTGTTGTAGAAAAACTATAAGGAATACCACCAAATAAACCACTTGAACCTGATGTACCTGCTGCTCCTGATGAACCTGAAGAGCCATCTGCACCTGAAGTACCACTTGAACCACTTGAACCATCTGCACCTGAAGTACCACTTGAACCACTTGAACCATCTGCACCTGAAGTACCTGATGAACCACTTGAACCATCTGCACCTGAAGTACCTGAAGATCCACTTGAACCTGAAGCACCTGAAGATCCTGAAGAACCTGATGATCCACTTAGTGTAAATCCTACATAAATTGGATCATTATCAGCAAATGGGTTTGTTGTGCTACTAGCAGTAACAGTACCGCCAAATGTAGCTATACCAGAATTTACAGAAACACTAGTATAACGGTATGAAATAAATACTGATGAATTTGATTGTTTTCTTATTGTTATTATTCCTGGAGCTGTTGGAGTTGGAATAGTATTTCCATCACCATCATCTAAATTAATAAATAATTCAGCTATTGATGTTTGTGTACTATTATCTCCTTGAACTTCTCCACCTCCTGGGTCACCTACTGTTGAAGTTTGAAAATCATATGAAAAGGTATTAGGTGCTATAACAGTTGCTCCTGAAGTTCCTGATGAACCTGATGAACCATCTGCACCTGAAGTACCGCTTGATCCTGATGAACCGTCTGTACCTGAAGTACCTGAAGATCCACTTGAACCATCTGCTCCTGAAGTTCCTGAAGAACCTGAGCTACCTGAAACACCTGATGAACCACTTGAACCTGTTCCTCCTGTTTCACCTGAAGTTCCACTTGATCCTGAAGATCCGTCTGCACCTGAAGTACCTGATGAACCTGAGCTACCTGAAACACCTGATGAACCACTTGAACCTGTTCCACCTGTTTCACCTGAAGTTCCTGATGAACCTGATGAACCATCTGCACCTGAAGTTCCTGATGAACCTGAGCTACCTGAAACACCTGATGAACCTGATGAACCACTATCTCCTTTATCCCCTGTTACAACAAATGAACATAGCACATCTTCACCATCTGAAAATGGTGATGTAGCTGATGAATTTGCTACTGCTGTAACTAATTCCCACCAACCTGTATTATCTGTTGTTCCTGTAATAGACCATAATATAAATTGATTAGTATCAAATTTATTTGATATTCTTATATGACCTTTTATTGCTGATGTGGATGCATCTAATGTTGCTAAAAATGTTGAAATATCACTTCCAGCAGAATCTATATCATTTATATAAACTCGAGTTGCAGCATTTTGAGTTGCATTATTTAATTTTACATTACCTGATCCTGGGTCTGATGTTGTTGTGTTTGTTGAAAAATCATAATCAAAACTAGCACCACCAAATGAACCATCTTGACCTGAAGTACCTGATGAACCACTTGAACCTGATGTTCCTGAAGATCCACTTGAACCGCTTGTACCTGCTTCACCTGAAGATCCACTTGAACCACTTGTACCTGATGATCCTGAAGAACCTGATGTACCTGATGATCCTGAAGAACCTGAAACCCCTGAAGATCCTGATGAACCTGAAGTACCTGATGAACCACTTGAACCTGATGTACCCGAAGATCCACTTGAACCTGATGTACCTGATTCTCCTGAAGAACCTGAGCTACCTGATGTACCTGAGGATCCTGATGAACCTGAAGTACCACTTGAACCTGATGATCCTGAAGTACCTGCTGCTCCTGATGAACCTGAGCTACCTGAAGCACCTGAAGATCCTGATGAACCACTTGTACCTGAAGATCCTGATGAACCGCTTGTACCTGATGATCCTGATGAACCGCTTGTACCTGATGAACCTGATGATCCTGAAGTACCTGATTCTCCTGATGAACCTGAGCTACCTGATGTACCTGATGAACCTGAGCTACCTGATGTACCTGATGAACCTGAACTACCTGAAGTACCAGCTGCTCCTGATGAACCTGATGAACCGCTTGTACCTGATTCACCTGAAGATCCTGATGAACCGCTTGTACCGGATGATCCTGAAGAACCTGATGTACCTGATGATCCTGAAGAACCACTTGTACCTGAAGATCCTGATGAACCACTTGTACCTGAAGATCCTGATGAACCTGCTGCCCCTGAACTACCTGAGCTACCTGAAGTACCAGCTGCTGCCGATCCTACAAATAACCAACCTGAAAAATCAGCAGTTTCTATCTCTGCTGTATCTAATAAAACATAAATACCATTGTTAGCCGCTGTTGAATCCTCAGAGACAGTAACAGTCATACCGTTATAAACGTAAGTTCCCGAATCTAATGCTACCCAAGTAGCAGCAAGAATCAAGTCTGCTTTTGTAGGTACATTTGCACGAGCATCAAATGCTGCCGCTATTTGTGGTTCGAAATTTGCCGATATACCTAATGTTCCTTTTACTCTTGCCATAGTTTTATGTTAAAAATCTTAATATTCTTGCCCCTATTGTTCCGCCATTATGAGTATATTTAGTATAATTAACGGATTGACCTTCTATTGTTTTTGTTACTGAAGATGTAGTGAATGAACTTAATAAAATAGTATCATAAACATTACTTAATGTATTAAATTGTTGTAAACCTGTAATAGTTGACCAGGCATTTGGAACTTCTATATATTGTTTTAAACCTCCACCCCCAGATTCTGTTACTAAAGATGCTTGGATAAGTGTAGTCATTGTCTGTAAAGAAAATTCTGTGGATGTATTAAGACTTACTGTTGTACCAAATACTGGGTAAACTCCATTTATTGTTCTTGTTATTGTATTAGTAGTTCCTGCAGATAATGGGGTACTAAAATTGGCACCTGAACTATCTAATGGTTGTGGACCTTGGTCAAATTGAACAGCTCCTGTCCATGACTGATTTCCTTGTACAATTACATAATTAGAAGTTGTTGTGGAATTTGTTAATGCTGTACTTGTTTGATTTGATACTCCAGTTCCACCATAATTATATTGATTTGGATCACCACTTCTAAACCCATTTGTTCCATAAGCTGGGTTAATGCTTCCTTTATTAAAAGTTGCACTTAAAGTTAAAGTACTTATTGTAGCACCTATTTTTTGGAAAGTATTTGCTGGTGAAATGGAAAAACCACTTGATGGGTTAGATAATGAAGGATATAATGTTGGATACAACATTAAATTCATCATTTCTGGAAATGTTTTATTTGAAAATGTTGTTCCTGCTGGTATGTTAGGATCATCATCACTTGGAAAATTTATAGGTGTTGCTACTGCATTAGTATAAGTACTAGTATCTGCACCTGATGTTCCTGAAGAACCTGATGAACCGGACACACCGGATACACCTGAAGATCCACTTGAACCTGATGTACCTGCTACTCCTGATGAACCTGAACTACCTGATGTACCTGCTACTCCTGATGAACCTGAACTACCTGATGTACCTGCTGCTCCTGATGATCCACTTGAACCTGATGTACCTGCTGCTCCTGATGAACCCGAACTACCTGATGTACCAGCTTCACCTGAAGATCCACTTGAACCTGATGTTCCTGAACCAGAAGATATATCAATTACTGCTGTACCTGTAGGGGATTGTGAAACAGATACTCCAGTACCTGTAAAATTCATTATTTCAGTAGAAGGTACTACAGTTGTTGAATTTCTTTTAACTATAAGACTTGAACTTACTATATTAGATAAATCAATTGTTCTTTTTAATTGATCTGAACCATTATTAGTATAAAATAAAAGAGAATTACCTGATAGGGCTACATCAAATAAAAGTGAGGAAAAATTGCCATCAACCTCGGTGAAAGTTAACTCAGAACCCTTAGTCTGTCTTAATATTATAGCCATTTAATTCAATTTAATTATAAATATAATATTAGTTTGAAAAATTAAATCCTGTCTACAAAACTAGCGGGATTATTGTTAGTATTAATTGATCTTCTAGGATCTATAGATGTGTTTGTATTTGGAATTTGGACTACAGTTTCCATATCAAATATTAGTTGAGATGCATTACTTAATTTTTTAACAGATGCTAATTCTTTTTGTATAGTATCTGGTATTAAATAACCATTTAATGTTAATGAAAAGTTAGTTTTAACTAACCTATTACCTGCAGAAACTAGTTCAACAGTAGTAGCATAACTATCAATACGAGCATTAAATTGAAATCTTTCTTTATTGCCCCAATATGAGTCAGAAGCATAATTCATTGCCTCTACTATTTTATTCATTTGTTCTACATAATAAGTAGATATAATAAAATCATAAGTTAATGTTACATAATCAGGCATTACTACTGCGTATGATTCTTTTTTAGGTACTCTATTATTTAAAATATCAAATTGATCATAGGCATTTCTTTGACTATAAGGTTTTTGGAATAATTGAACATTATTAGGATAATTTGCATCTAATTTATTTGCTATGTTTCTATTTTTTTCTACATTAGTACGTTTATAGGTAATAACAGGCATCATTATTTTACCTTTTAGATCTCTATAATAACCTTCTTTTTGTACTTGAGCCCATCTTTCAGGTGAACCATAATAAATAGGTACTTTTTGTACTACACCATTTTGAGTCACTGTTGGTTTAATTACATTTTCCATATAATAAACTATTGCTTCATCATTTTCTTTTAAACCTAAGGCAAAAGGTTTTGTATTATCATCTCTAAATGAAACATGATTACCTCTATTAGTCCTACCATCGGGTCCTACTCCATCTAAGTTAGGATTTTGATTGGTTGTTCCATCAGGATAAACATAAGGTTGTTGTCCCGGAGTATCTAATAAAATCTCCCTTTGTGTTTTAGGTCTTGGTGTAATTTGATCTGCCATTATTGATATCTTGCTTGAGTTAAACCTAATTTATCTGCTTGTACATAGTGAGATTTACATATTACAGATATATTTGAACCATATGCACTTAAATCACCAGGACCATCTGTTTTGTTAATTGAATTAACATTATTTGGATAATCTGGATTTTTACCTGCAAAATATTGATTTGAAATGGTTTCATGCACTTCATAGTATCCTTCATTATACATAATAATATCACCTACTTGAGGAACTAAATTAGCTCCATATCCAGTACCTGGTAATCCAGTATAACTATTACCTTTATTGTCAAACTTGTTAAAGTCTTCACCTGCTCCTAATAAATCATCTCTTAAGAAACTAAATTGTACTTCTTTATCATAATCTGTACCTAAATCTGTTTCAGGATAGATATTATCTGTTCTTTCTACTAATGTATTAAGTAGAACAGGACCTATATAGAATTTTTCTTCTGCTGCTTCTCCATATAAATTAATTTTAGTTTCCTCTAATTTATATTTATAAAATGCACATTGTTCAGTGATAATGTCAGCCATTAACTCCCTACTCATATGCCTAAAAAGGCTTACGTCTCTTTGTGTTCCAAATAATGCCATATTATCCTATATAAATTACACGAGGAACTCTATCTAATTCTTCCATTACAAAATTAGACTCCATTGTTCTTCTTTCTAATAACTTTTCTCTTGAGGTTTCATCAAAAAATCCTCTTAATGAAGCTAATAATGCTTCTTTTTCTTCCCTAGCTGCTGCTAATAAATCAGCTTGGTTTAATGTTATTTCAGCATTTGGTATAGGTACTGTTTCGTATTTACCTCTAACATATCCTAACATTTCTTTACATATAGCTAAAGTCATTTCAAATATCCAACTTCTACCTACAGAATTAATATCTCGATATGTTGGGTTTTTATAAGGTACTCCACTTACCATTTTTATTTTATCATATGCCTCTACTATTGATGCTGAAGTTCTTTCTGATTTTAACATAAATTCAACCCACATAGTCCCTGCATTTGATCCTGATTGTAATGGATCTTGTACTACACCCCCAGGTATTGGAAATACTCTTAATACATTATTATGCATTTCAAATGAATAGTTAGATATTCTAACCATATCATTTAATTCAATTTGTTGAATAATTTGCATATCATAATTTAAAGGCATCATTAAATAGCCACCTCCGTAACCCATTCCACCTAATCCTCCTACACCATCAATTCCTGCAGCTACAGATCCTCCTAAACCAAATCCAAAACCATCATATGAACTAGCCATTAATGCTGATGCTGGTGGAGCTTCAAAAAATACTCTCATTATTTGAATGTCGTTTTCTTTTTTAAATCCTGCTTGTGCTGCTATTTCATCTAAATTATAATCTTGTACACTTGCTGTTAAATGAACATGCAATTTATGCCAAGGTACATTTCCTCCTGTTCCTGCTTCAGCTCCATATTGTTCTGAATAATCTATTATACGACCTAAATTAGGTGTAACTATTGATTCTTCTATATCTATACTTGTTGGAGCACCTTCTAATGTTAGATAATTTTCTCTGATTTTATAAGCATATAATTCGTTACCATATATAGTAACTGCTTCTTCAAAGGCAGCATAAAAATTTTTCTTTTGTAATTCAATCTCAACAAGAGGATATCCCATCCTTAATGCACAAAAATTTGCTACTTTATCAGCATCTTTTTCAAATGCTGGATCGTTGTCATAAAATCCAAAAGGAGTATCTCCTGGGTGGAATGAACTTGAGCCTGGCCAAATTGGTATATTCATAATTTTTATTTACGTTTAATTCGTGTTTAACTTGTGTTTTAATTAGTTGCTATTGGAGCGTTGACGAGTACATATTCTACGTCTACACTTCCAGTAAGAGCGTATACAGAAATAAATTCTATATCTTGTTCAAACAAACCATTAAATTTACTACCTGAGCAATTAGGGCTTGAAAACATAATAGAAGAGGTAGGTAAACATTCCATTGTCCAGTAACTTTTAGTTCCTGATAATGAAAAATCTCTTTGATCTAATGTATATGTTAAATCATCTGTTGGGTTCCCTATATTTGCTTTTGCTACTGTTATTTGATTTCCTACGGCATATCCATTTCCTCCAGTTTGTATAGTTACATTAGTTGGTTTAACTGTAAGATTTACAGCTTGTAAACCTGGTAGAACATTTGCTGCTGATGTTGCCATATTTCCAGCTACTAAATTTCCTATATAATCACCACTAACAGCTCCATATCCTAATGTTTGTAATACTGATTCTTTTATAACAACATCTTGGTTAACAGCATATTCTAAACCAACTGAGTTAATTACAGCTGTTGTAATAACACCACCTGCTGATGTTAAAGTTACTGTTGCTCCTTGACCTGTTGTAGTTGTAATAGGAACATTATTTATAGTAGTATTAACTGTTACTGTGGGTACAGATATATTAGTTATAATACTTCCTTTTACAAGATTACCATTAGATAATGCTCCTGTAGGAATAGTTAATTGATCTCCTAATGTATATCCTGAACCTGAGGTTACAAATGATAATTGCGTATATGTGGGTACTGAAGCGTCATTACCCGCACCAGGTGTTACTGTCACAGAACCTGTTGCTCCTGTTCCTGATCCACCTGTTAACGCTACTGTATAAGTACCTATAGCTGCTAAAGTTGTTGCTAATGGGGTTAAAGTAATTACAGGGGATGCATTTAATGTATTAGATGTTACAACACGTAACGTCATCCCATCACCATTCCCATTTGTTGTAGTTGGAAGATTATTATAAGTTCCAGCTGTTCCACCTGTTCCCCCACTAGTGTAAGACCCACTTAAATCTGACCCTACATTTCCTGTTTCTGATTCACCATTTGATGAAGTAAAGGTAACAGCTAAACGATTAGCATCATCCATATTTGTTATTCTTCCATAAGCTATACTGTATGAAGGAAATAATGCTGGACCTGGTACTAGTCCATTTGTGTTTATTAAGTCAACATTTGTATTAACAGGAACGGTAACAATTCTCCTATCATAATTTGTTACATTTGGAACTCTATATAAATTTTCATTTATTGTTCTTATACCGTTAATCACATGCTCTTCTTTAATTTTTACTTGAAAAGTAGACGGAGTTACTGTTGATGCCATAGGTTTTTGTTATAAATATTACAGGGGAAATTAAATCATAAAAAAAGCCCCACTAATGTGGGGCTCTTTTAAGAATAATTGTTTAAATACTTTAATATAATTAAATATTATAGTGTATTTAAATTTGAACAAAAGATTCTACCATAAAATTC